ACTTCATTTTTCCTCTTTCATAATAAATGATGCAGCCTCTTCATAGCCTGAGCTATGTAACAGGTCTGCTATTCTTTCCCGCTCTCGCTTAGCCGCTTTTTTACAGCCGTTGCAAGGGCACTGCCAATCAGTTTTCTTGTAGGTTATCTGGTCTCGTGGATCCCGAAGATGTGACGTCTCCGCTGCTTGTAGGTCCATTTATCCATATCCATTTCCCATAGCCAATGCCCCTTTGTGAGCCTTGGTACATTCTTCCATTCTCCATATCAATAAGCACCCATTTAGCTGGAGCCTTTGTATGAATAGTTAGTTCAACAACATCGTCAAGCTCTGGAACCTCTCCACCGCTTGCTAGCTTTCTACTTTTTGCCATATTTCATTTGAATGAAACATACAATCCAACCAGCAGCAAAACCTGCTAGCAACCACAATGGGTGTAGGTATGTAACGTCCATTACTTGTGCTCCTTTGTTATATGATTATTTAAAGTCATGTGTGCAAATCCAGATCGAACTTCTATATCACGCTTGCACGTTGGGCATACTACTATTCTATTGCTAGCCATATCTACCATTTCTCTAGTGGACAACTGTTATATATATATTGTACTAGATATTCACCAGATTGTCTACACCTTCCATCCTTCAACATGAATAATGGACACTCTAAGCATATCTCTGTACGCCTATCTAGTTCGTCAAATTTGATAATCGTCGTCTTCTTCTTCTGAGAAATCGAAATCGACCTCTTTGAATGCGTCTGCAATAGACATTACGACGTAGTACATAGCTCCCCCAAATGCTGCAAGTATGCTACTTACTACTGCGAACTTCTTCAGTCTTTTCCCAAACAATGACATCCTTACCCTCCGTCCAAGCCTGCTTGTATTTGTCTCTCTGGTTCTTTAAATCTTTAATTATTTTGTTTGCTGTCATCCAGCGATTTGTGTTCCACCATACTGCCAAGATTAGGTAGAATATAATGATCTTTTCAATCATTAGGTCTACCAGCGTCTTCCCAGAACTTCTCCCGCCCCATAGCATCTGTGACTATCATTGGGCTAGATTCGTACTCTGCGGTGTCTGGATAGTCGCTAAGTATTTGATTGCATAAAAGTAAGATAGATTTGTTAGACTTTCCCAACTCCATAATTGCTGGCATGGTATTAAGATCTTCTGAATAATTTCGCAGAAAGTTTACAAGAAGCTTGTCAAACTCTGTGTTGATTGGATGTGCTTCCGCTGCAGCAAGCACAATGTTGGGTAGCCCAAATGGTGGTGGCAATGGAATGTCAGACATTAGAACAACTTTCTGATCTCTGGTAGTGGCAATGCGCCGATGTTCTTCTTTACTTCACCGTTTGTATATGCCATAAGGGTAGGCACAGACTTAACATCCATGTCGATTGCTAGAGTTCCGTTGTCATCCACGTCAATCTTTACATACTTGATGTCAGGCTGTTCCTGTAAAAATGCTTCTATATTTGGTTGCATACGCTTACATGGCTGGCACCAGTCTGCTGTAAAATGCAACAAAACCTTTTCGTTACTGGATACTATCTCTTCAATTTGATTCTTGTTCATTTAATGCCTTCTCTATCTCTTCTTTGAAAGTCTTTAGTACAAAGTCGGTTACTGAGGCACAATAGGCCATCTTTGTATCCGCCTCTACAAGATCCATATCCTTACCGTTATAAAGGGTATGGAATAGCTTTTTAGCCACTTCCGCTGCGATAATACTTAAGTCTTCGTTATCCATTTTTACTCCATTTGATTATGTTTTGCAGGTTGTTTAATTTTTCTTCTAGTCTGGTGTCCATCTCTAATTTCTTAGATTCTGGTATCTGGTTGTATACCGCTAGTAATTCTTCTATTGCACCCAACATATTGGTCAGATGCTTAGTTATATCATCTCTCATTCGCTTAGGTAAAGGAACGGTGGCTCTACGCCCATTGTGTATTCTGCAGAGGCTTCAAGGGCCTTTGTCAGGCGTGTACGTGGGTTCTTGATATGCTTGGTTGAGTGCAAGCTTCCAAGAGCAAATTGATAACCGCTTCCAATAGCAAAATACTTGTCGTAGTATTCACCCATGTTAAAGTCAGTATCCATTACGAACAGTCTACCGTGAACTCCGATGATCAAATCAGAGATGTTGTCATCATCTTTATCAATAATGAAATTATTCTTAGCAAGACACTTCTGAATTGCGTCAACAAAGTCGATGCACATTGTCTTTTCTAGATTTCTTTTGTTAGGAATTGGTGGATAGAAGTCATATTGAAGCAATTGACCCATCCTAAAACTGTTAGAGAAACCAATTATGTAATCATCTACCATGAAAACCTTGGCATCTTTACGCTTATGAACTGATCCAATGTCTGAATCGCTTGCAGCACTGTCACAAGCCATGTGAACTTTTCCGTTATTAATTACTCCCACAACGCAGGTCATATTTTGGCCCCCTTTGCCCTCAATCTATAATACCGTAGATTTTTCATCAGGTCAATAATCCTGTTATAATTAGATGGAAATTCATTTACAATTAAATAAGGAGACATTTCACGCATGGACACCACAATTGCAGTTGCCATATTAGGTATTTTGGGCAGTGTAATTACATATTTATTCACCAAGCCGCAACAAAAGGCTGACGTCACGGGGGTAATTTCGGAGGCTGCAAATACTTCCGTTGAAACTCTTCTTCGTGTTATGGAAGAATTACGTGCTGGAATGGATGAAATTAAATCCACTAACGAACTCCTAAAGTGTGAGATTGATAAACTTGTGGAAGAAAACGTTCTTCTTCAGGCCGAAATTCAGGAACTTAAAGTACAAAACGATAAACTCTTGGCAGAGAATGTCAAGCTTCGTAAAGAGATCCATAAACTTAGCACAGAACTTTCTAAATAATAATTTCTGTTGCAGTAATATCTTTACCGTGGTATTTATGTTTAACTATATAATCTCTTACCTTATCAGGCCCATATTGTCTACCCGCTAGAATAATTGTCCAGCGTGGCTCAAACTTTTCGTTAATGCAGGCATCACACATGATAAGATTAATATCAAATAAGGCAGACTTTGTTGGTGTCAGCCTGTGTTTTTGTTTACCGCAAGAGTAGCAAAGCATTTATTCTTCCTCTTCTTCCCAGAACTCTGGGTATCTTATTTCTTCTACGATATCAAAATCATCGTTTTCAACGTATGTTTCAAACAATGTCTTGTCTTTAATATATCTAACCTTTGAGACATGTGCCCCATAGGATACAAGCTCTCCATATATTCCCTCTGAATGGATATATATAAAATCGCCGTCGCTCATATTCCTTCCGCCCCTTCAAGATCGCATTTGATTCCAAATGATTCAATAATTGCTTTCATGGTGTGTAAATACTCCATGATAGTTATATGTTCCATTGGACTAAATTCTGTTATGTTTGATTCATAGATTCTCAACGAGAGCATCCCTGGATATTCCACAACAGAAACCTTGAGTTTGGGATACGGTGACTTTATCTGTCTAATAGCTTTTTGTACTTCTTTGCTATACAGCACGATATACCCCAAGTTTTTCTAGCACAAGTCTCCAGTCCTCCTGTGACTTATGCATGTTTCGAGCACGGTCTACTTTACCGCTATTTAAATATATTCCGCCCCATACTCCTACTTCGTTACCATCTATTCCAGCTTGATGACAATATTTTATTACTGGACATGATAAACACATAGAGTCAATGGTTGACGCATGTATTGGATCTTCTTCGTACTTATCAAAGAAGTAATCTGTAGGCATTCCATTGCAAGCTGCAAGATCCTGCCATCTAAAGTTCTTTTTATCTAAACCTAGTTTATTTAATATTTCCGACACTGGTAGGTACTTTCCAAAGTCCGTCGTTGTTTACGACGATTCGCTTTGCAGTTCCCCATTGGCCATCATGAAATCTACCATTTTTCTTCGACCATCCTGTGTGTGTAGGAGTCCATACGATTAGATCGTAATTTTCCCACCAGGCATTTGGGGTTGTTCTAACAAATTTTTCCGCCTGATTTAGATTTAACATTCTGAATTTGTATTCAGCCATTAACCGTTCTTTCTCATAGTTGTTTGTTCGGACTTTTCTATTTGAGCAATATAGCCTACAATATATTTAAGACAACGCTCAATCTGCTTTAGTGTTGAGGATATCTCTTTTAATGTCTCTAGTATTTGCTTAAACATATATATATAATATCAAATTTATAGGGTATATGTCAAGCGTTTTTGTACTCTATTACTCTGATTTTATTTGATTGTGCTGATTCACGGATCTTACCCGCCTTGTAGTCTGCGCCTTTGTTGAACAAAAGCATAAAGTCTGGGGACTGGTCTAAGACCTTCTGAATGCGTTCTTCTAGAGTTGCGGACTTGTTAGGTATGAATTCAGATACCTTAAATCCTTTTCCAGTTAAGAAAGCTTTAGTCTTAGCAACATAAGAACCAGCCATTTGCTCTGCACCCTCACGATCCAAATGTAAGAAATGAATTTGATTATCATCTTCTGACATTTCTTGGATTGCTAAGGTAATTGCTCTGGCCAATATCATATCGTTATCCCAATCTTGGGATCCAGTAACCCACAGCTTCATTGAACACCTATGCTGTTTGTTCTGTAGCTGGTGCTTCTTCAGCAGGAGCTTCTGCAGGTGCAGCAGTTTCTTCTGCTGGTGCAACTGTTTCGGCTGGTGCTGGTGCTGCAGATTCTGCTGTTACAACATTTTCTGCAGGAGTTTCTACCACTGGTTCTGCTGGTGTTTCTGCAACTGGTGCAGGAGTTTCAGCGGGAGCAGAAGATTCTGTTACAATTTCTGGCTCTAGTGGTTCGTCGTTTTCTTCTTCAAGATCAACTAATGCTTCTGCGTTAGATGCCTCTACTTGTTCTTTTCCTAGTGTACCTAGGAACGCCCCATCCCAAATGGAACTCATCTTATTTGTCCTCTTATTCTTGATAGATGCTGCTTTTTGACGAGACCAGGAAAACCCTGCGTCTCCACCCCATAGATCCCAAGCAACACGGCCTGGGCTAGGGAATCCTTCTTCGCCACTGTTAAATCCAGTAGCCTTTTTGTCAACCTCATGACGGCTAAAGAAAGAGAACATACGCATAACTGTACTGTCACTTAGTGCAGTACCATTAACAATTTGGTTAGCACGAGTTAATCCAACTCTTGTGCCACCACGCTTTCCTTCTTTCTTCCATTGCAAAGCACGGCGAGCTGCCGATTTCATACCACTAGTTGGTGTGTGTCCTTCTGCCATAATATCTCCTTAAGCCGTAAAACGGTATATATTATTATACCATTATTGCTGGTCTTCGTCTAGGGCAAAAAACCCAAACCTAGCCATTTCTTCCTTAGCCTTGTCAGTCATTCTGAACTTAGCTTCAAGGTTATCGTCGTATTCCATTTCAACCAAGCCCTCTTTATAAAGCTCTAATAATCCTTCTTCGATCTCAGATTGCATCATGTCATACATTTCTGGCGCATACTCTTTCATCTTTTCTGGATTTGGCCTAAACATTAATTCTCCGTTTGGAGCCACACCCTGAATTTCAATAGCACCTACATCAAGAAGGTAGGCAAAGTAAGCCTCTTCTTCTTTCTGCATATCTTCTTCTTCCACTATATCTCCTTTATTTGTTTTACTGCGAGCCCCCCGTCAGGATTGAACTGACGACCTTCCGCTTACAAGGCGGATGCTCTACCACTGAGCTAGGGAGGCGTAGCCCCAACGGGAATCGAACCCGTCTTGCCAGATTGAAAATCTGGAGTCCTAACCGATAGACGATGGAGCCTTGGAGCGGGTGACCAGAATCGAACTGGCACTATCTGCTTGGAAGGCAGAGGCACTACCATTATGCAACACCCGCACTGCGCCTTTGGCAGGAATCGAACCTGCGACCTTGGGCTTAGAAGTCCCCTGCTCTATCCGACTGAGCTACAAAGGCATTATTCAACATAAACATCAACTAATCCGTTAGACTTAAGCCAGTCAAATGTTGCCATGAGTTGCTCTCGTGTATCACACACGTCACAACCATCATACAAATCATATGGCTCCCAGCCTTCTCTTACATCTTCTTCATCATATAAATGCATATAGCATGCGTTCCTATGATCAGTAACAAAGGCTTGTAGTTGTTCTGCCTGCTCTGTTGTTAATTTAATTTCTTGCATTACTTATTCCTTAGTGGGTGTGTGGCCCAGTAGTATTGGCATTTGTCACAGCAAGTAACGTTGTATGGGCTGTAAAGTTCTGGTTGGAACTTAGCATAGTAAAGAGGATCTTTTTTAAATAGATTAACTTTATGTGTTGTTACAATACACATAAGAGTAACTTCGCTCTCTTGCCAAAATGGAATCTCATTACCCCACTTGTGACCATGCTCACGCTTTAGATCTCTGATGTTACTAGCATTTTTATCTGTCTTGATACCCCGCCAGTTAGCTTCATAAATCATATGCTGTATATATCGGTGAAGTTCGTTCTCTGAACGCTCCCACATAAGAACTGCTGGATGATTACGCCATGCTCCAGATGGAGATGCGCCTGAAAGCACCTTAAGTATCTGGTAGCCTTCTAGTATTTGTTTATTTAATCTCTTATTGTCAAGAGTTTGTGCTGATGCTTCGTAGTCTGAATACGGTAAGAATGTTTGCATTCTATATCTTTCTCTAGTAGGTATATATTAAGTATAGACTATAAAAGAGGGGGAAGTCAAGAGCGGTGTGGTGGTGGAACTCTTGACCTCCCTGGCGATCCCAACGAGACTTGAACTCGTAACCCCCACTTCGACAGAGTGGTGCTCTAACCAATTGAGCTATGGAACCTTGGTGGGGACAGTTATACACAGCCCCATGTGTTGTTAAGATTACTTAACTAGAGTTACTTTTGCCTTTGGGAACTTTGCATTCCACTTCTTGGCAAGAGAGTTGAAGACAGCCTTGAGATCTGCTAGTGCCTTGGCATTGTCTGACTTAAGCTTAGCAATCTCTGTATCCTTAGCAAGGATTGTTGCTGTTGCAGAGTCTGTAGCAGCCTTTAGGTCTGCTGCAGCCTTAGTTGCTGCTGCTGCAGCGTCTGCATTTGCCTTAGCAAGTGCTGCTTCCGCTACATTCTTTGCTGCAACTGCTGCATCACGAGCAGCAGATACTGCTGCTAGTTCGCCAGCCAAATCACGGACTGTGATTGACTTAACTGCAGAAGAGGTTACTGTGTTGAAACCTGCTACTGTAGATGCAATTTCTCCTGCTGCTGCAGAGATAACAAGGGTAGTTGTTCCAGTTGTTGGAAGTGTAACCTTGAACTCCTTGGTGCCGAAGTCTGCTAGTGTTGAACCTGTTACTGCAGTTGTTGTATCAACTGTACCGTTTACAACGAGTGCTGACAAAGCTCTTCCAGAAATCTTATTTCCGAATACGTCTGTCGCTGTTGCTGTTACTGTTACAACGCTTGAAGTTGAACCAGAATCATTACCTGTAAGAGCAACTGTGTTGACCTTACCTGCTGTTCCCTGAACATAATATGTAAGGGTTGTTCCCTGATTGTTAACAACAACTGTTCCAATTGCCGTTGTCTTTGTGTAGACATAGAAGGTAGCAGTTGTTCCTGTACCTGTAGCAATTGTCAAAGAAGATGATCCTGATGATGCTGTTACTGGTGCTGCAAGTGTGCTTGTAGCGGCAACAATTGTTGCGTTTGTAGCAGTTACTGTTACTGCTGTTCCTGTGTCTACAGTAGCAACGAAACGAACAACATCGCTGTCGTCAATTACGTTATCTTCTGGGACTGGACGAGCAATAGCATTGCTTGTTGATGTACCTGTGGTTACTGTAGTCCAAGTGGTAGTTCCACCTGATACAGCACCTGTTGATGTTGCAACTGTCATTGGAGCTGCATGTGCTGGTGATGCCATAAGTGCAAGACCAAGTACTGATGCAACTAGAATTGATAGTTTCTTCATATAGTTTTTTTATATCCTTTTCTCTATATAGATTTTTGGACATATCCTTTTGGATATACCGCTGGGAATCCTGGATTCGAACCAGGGACATAGGCATTAACAGTGCCTCGCTCTGCCTGCTGAGCTAATCCCCAAAATCCCACATAACTACTATATCAAGTAGTCTGGGTTTTAGTCAAGGCTTTTTGGCGTTATTTGCCAGATTTGTATTTTCCACCACGACGCTTGTATTCTTGGACTACCCAAGCATTTGCTACTGCTGATGGATAAACGTCAAATTTACGCTTAGCCTCGGCAACTATTCTAGCATATAGTTCTTTATTTGCTGGTTCGCCCTTACGTGGCTTGATCATTTGATCATAATCAGGCTTCTTAGCCTTTGTGACTACTGGATTAAACAAGCCATTCCATTTAAATCCTGGCTCGCTGTCTTCTGAGATTGACTCTCTTTCTTCTCCAGTAATTGGATTTGGATCAGTATTCATTGATTTATTCATTGCATCTCTGCATTCTTGGCAATCACAATTTTCACCAATTCTTGGATCATTTTCATCTACTGATTTCTTTGCATTCTCTGATGCATAAATAGCTGCTTGCTGATTTTGTGCAGCTTCTCTTGTTGTATGGCATCCATGAACCTTACCAGTGTCCCCTACTACTGGGTAACCCTTACATCCGTGAGTACCTTTTCCACCAATTGTATATCTACCTTTAGGCATTTTTCTTCTCCTTCTGCTTTCCAGGCTCATATTTTTCTATGTAAGCCTTAATGGTTCCGTCTTTTCTCATACGAACAATCCATCCATTTTTAATTTGGGTAGGGTTAAATTTAACATGCTTCATGTATGAACCAGATGATCTCTTGCCCATTATTTTCCCTCCTCCAAAATCTTTTTTAGTTCTTCGTCAATGTTGTAATTAAATGATTCTTCAAAAGCTTCATCCAACATATCTGCGAGAATGTGTGGCAAGTTAAATAGAACTGCCTGCATTAGCATTGGATCTGAATATCTTATATCAATCTTAATAGTGTTATTAGCTTCAAGGGTCATATTTATTGACCCGTCTTCATCTTGATAACCACTAAGGTTAAAGTTTATTCCTTCCACTGCCCCTCGCTTCCTTAAACAATTGTACCAAAAAGGGCCCCATATGGCAATCCCTGCTGCACTGGCAGGATTTTGGGAGATGTGTAACTATCCATCCTAAGTAGGCCATATGGGGTGGTGCGGTGTGTAGGACTTGAACCTACGACGACCCGATTATGAGTCGGGGGCTCTAACCAACTGAGCTAACACCGCTGGCGTATATATAACTATACACGCCTATAATGTGTTTGTCTACTCCTGTGCGTTCTTATCAATTTTAGCGAATGCTGAATTGATTTCTGAAGCAGAAAGTTTGCCATCATCTAGGAATGCTCGTGCTAGTCTTTCAACTACAGTTGCTACTCCAAGAGTACCTGCAAGAATAACAGCCTTCATTGTATCGATTCCGACCAACGAACCTGCACCAATAACTGAAAGTCCTGAAGCAGCGAATACTGCTACAATTCTCATGAGGATATTCCAAATATTAGTTACGGCTGATGAACCAATTACTTCTTCGCCTGTTGCTGGGTCTGTAACGGTTATGTCAATCTCTTTTCTCTTTGCCATATTAGTCCTCCTTTCTCATCGGAATAGTTATTAACCATATTGCTGTGGTAGCCAATACTGCTAAACCGACGATATCTCTGGCGGATCCCGTCAGAGTAAGCCATGCGATAAAGAAGCCGAGGAGGGTGAAAGCCTGGGCAATCACTTCAACTCCTGCATCCTTAAGCCATGTAAAGAAGCCCTTTACGACTTTCTTGATTATCTTCATATTACCTCCTCATTCCAACTACCGCAGATACTATGTTAGAAACAAGTACTACTGGGATAATTACTTCTTGCGCTTTTTCTCTCTGATCGTCTGTCATATCCATACCTAACTCAGAGAAATTAGATAGGAGTTCTAGTGGGTCTATATTAAATACAGCACCTAGCGGATCTGCTAAGAATGCTTCTGTTTGCACTTCTGTAACAGCATCTGCAAGTGTGTATGGCATAGGTGCATCTAAGTTTTCATTTGCTCTATCACCAAATTCTTTTAGTGCTTCTGCAACATTCTTATCAGACTTAGCAAGCTCAGCAACCAATTTTAATTCTTCTGGCGCAACACCTAAAGCTTTAGATACTACCGCTGCCTGCTCTGGAGTTAATTTAGTCAATGTGTTAGAATTGGTAAGATCAGCAATCAAGTTTGCGGTAGCGTTATCGATTGGAGTATTTTCTGTTTTATCCACATTTTCAGAAGGACCTTGAGTTGGTTCAGTCTCTGGAGTTGGATCTGTATCCTCTGGCAGAGGTGAAGGCTCTGTCTCAGGTTCTGGAGAAGTCTCAGGTTCTGGAGTTGGATCTACGTTCTCCTCTTCTGTGGTATCGGAACTTGGAGAAGGATTGGGCTCTTCTGGTGCAGTTTGCTCAGGAGTTGGCTCAGTAGTTGGTTCAATTGATGGTTCTGGTGAAGGCTCAGGTGAAGGCTCAGGAGTCACTACTGGCTCAGGACTTGGTTGTGGTTGATTAGCCATTGCTTGTGCAATAGCAGCTGCAACTCTTTGCTCATTTTCGAATTGTAATTGTTCTTGTAAGCTTTCTTGAGCGTCATCTATAGCATTTTGAACTGCAACTATCTTTAAGTTATAGTCAAGTTGTGCTGAGTTATAGTTAGATTGCGCTGTTGATTTAGCTGATATAGCATTTGTTGCCGATATGTCTGCAGCATTTTTGGTTTGTGTATACTGCTGAAGCTTAGAATTTTCTGTATTGTATGTAGCAAGTTTATTATTATAGTTCGTTTGTGCTGTTGATTGTGCAGCTACTGCAGCATTGTATGCATTAATTTCTGCTTGTGTTGCTCCAGGACCAGATGAAAATGTATTAAGATTACAACTAAAGTTTTGTCCCCACACTCTTGGGTTTCCAGAATAGTCACAACCAGCACCAGTCATTCCTCCAGGAATTGTCCATCCAAGGTGATAGGATCCTGGGCCTCCACCGTTATACCACCAGATCTCAACATCAAAAGTCTTATCCTGTGTTACATCATATGTTGGAGACCATGCACTCCATCTTGCACCTTGCTCAACCCAGTTATTGACGGCAAGTTGCCCATCAATATACATCCTAAATCCATCATCTGTGTATCCTGCAAATGCCACTGTGTTAAACCATGATGGAACAGTTATCTGTCCAGAAAACTTTACGACAATATTTTCATATCTATTTCCGCAAACTGGAAGATTCATAGAGCTAGAGTTCCAAGTACCAGTACAGATAACTGAATCTGGTGTTGCTACGCTTGGCCAAGTTCTTACTAGGTTATATACGGTATATTGAAGTCCAGAACCTCCAGCACCTTGAATAGCTGATTGCGTTGTTTGAAGATTAATATTGGCTACATCTAGAGCATCTTGTGCAGCATTCTTTTCTGATAGAGCATTAGCAACTATTGGGGTTTGATTGTCTACTGCCGAAATAGCGTCGTTTTTGGCTTGTATGGCTTGAGATTCTGCAGTTGTAGCCTGCTCAAGAGTAGTTGTTGCGGAGTCTAAGGTTTGCTTTGCCGCATATGCTTCATTATATTTTGTATGGGCTATGTCTATAAGATCTTGAGTGGCTTCTTTATCAGTTAGCTGATTTACATCTTCGTCTAGTTCTTGTATGTCCGCCCATGCTTGCTCTAGGGGCGACATAGTGCCTTTTGCGTCAGCCATAAATAGCCACGAAAAGGCTAGTAGAAACACTGTTGTTATTCTAGCGAATTTATAAATTTCCAATCTCCCATGTCAGAATGTCTGACAAGTTAATTATACAGGAGATTGCGTACTAAATTACTTCCATATTGTCTAGGGCTTCAGCCAACTCCTGTGGCATGCGCCTAGGAGGTCTAATTAAATTATCTATTCTATTCTTTTCTTCTTCAAGGTAGTTGTCTCTTATTAATTCACCATAAGTATGTATCTCAACTTCCCTGTTTTTCTCCCGCTTCGAATGAACAATAGCGTTATAGATTGACCCACACACAGCATCCGCTAAGTCTTTTGATCCCTTTCTAGGGTGGTCAACTCTATCTCTCATGATTCTTAGCTGAAGTAATTCATCAATTAAAAGATCTATTCTAGGACCCTTTACTCTTTCTTCTGCAATGATCATTGCCATATCTTCGTAATGTTTCTTAGCAACAGACAACAACTCTGTATTCATTCCGTAACCACGAAGCTGTTGCATCATGTCATGTGAGTTCCATCGGTCAAATGTAGTTAGCTTGATATTGAACCCACGCTGTCTTAAAGAGAGTATGTAGTCCTTTACATCTGTAAAGTCTACGCTTTTAGAAGCAGTAGGCGTCCAGAACCTAACTGCATCTACTACAACTACAGGTGCCGACTGAGCGTACTCATTTCCTACTTTCATATTAACCCACTTTTCAACATGGGCTAACGAAACTGCACAATGGTCATGCTTTTGAGCAAGGTCTACGTGAATAAAGTATTCCTTATCATCTATCGGCTTGAACCATTCTGCATACCTACCAGAAGAATCTACTGCTAGATTGGGGTTGTTAAATGCTGTCTCTATCTTCTCTCTGGACTTAAAGAAAGCATCTACTGCTTCTGGTGGCATACAAGCAAATCTTGATAATGCGTCTTCCGCATTCTTATAAAAGTCAATCTTAAAATCTTCTATGCTTCTGGTTGGATTGATTTCCCATGTCGGTCTCTTTAGGGCGTATGTCTTTGGCACTTTGTAGGCAACTATATGGTCTTCTTCCCAACTAATACTAAACTTATTTCCTGGCTCATCCTCTGGAAGATCTGGATTAAGGATAAACTCGTGTGTCTTTATTACCGTCTCTTTGCTAGCGATAGCTTCTTCATACTTCTGCTGAATAAAGTCATTTTTAAAACGTGGGAATGAAAGTAGAATTAACTTACCAAAGTCAGGGAAACGTGATGTAAGAGATGCACGGTACATATCATAAATGGATTGAGCGGTCTTAGCCTGATCATGCCCAGTAGTGCTTTCAAGGGCAAAGCCAGAAATCTCATCGAGTACCACTACGAGTACGTTATAACCTTCCCAAGCTTCTCGCTCTGAGTGTCCAGAGTGCACGGTAATACTCTTATCAAACTCAATGGACCCAGCTTTTGGATTATACTTTCCAATAAACCATGGAGACTTTTCAATTCTCTGCTTGAACCCTTTAAAGAAAACGTTGTTTGCCTGTACTGCGTTGATAGCAATATTAAGAATATCGATAGAATCTCCTGGAGGTTTTCCATAATACACTGCTGGATCTTTTAAGCACAATAGTAAATATGTTATATATGCTGCAGCAATTGTTGATGTATAGTCCTTACCAGAACCCTTACCTAGTTGAAAGATAACCTCGTTACAGGTTTGCTTCCATCTCTTTTCCCCTTCTTCTTCTCCCAACCATCTTACTAATGTATCTTTCTTGTACACCTGAGTCATTGCCTTGATCATTGTGTATTGGTTTTGAGATAGAGGTGGTAGGCCTAAATAGTCAGTAGATGTAACAAACTCTTCAATCTCTACGGGCTGTTCTTCAAACTCCTCGCCCTCTAGTACATTAAGAAAGTCGCTAAAATCAGCCATTGTTTACTTGTACTACCTCAACTGGCTCTACTACACCAGATATGCGAGAAAGTCTTTGCTTAACTTCTCTCTGACACTTATCGCATTTAGAAGTTACATCACGAAGAATACCCATGAGGACTTCTTGCTTTTCTTCCGCCTCAGCTATTCTTGCACCCATTTCGGTGTTATCAAGTAGCCCAGCCTTTTGTAGCATCTCCATCTGCTTGCCTTGAATCTCAGCAACAAGCTTGATAGCACCAACCTTAGTTCTGTAGTCTGCAGCAAGGTCTGCCTGCTCTACGGTTTCCCATGCTTTGTTAATTAGCATGCTGTAGTGCTGATCTGAAGCAGTTAGTGCTTCTCTGGCACGTTCTTGAATTGTCTTATCATTTTGTGCATAAGACTTCCACTCTTCTAAAGTTCTTATAACATCTGCTCTTTTTAACTCTAATTCTTTTGCAATTTGCCCAGGATTATAGCCCTTAAGACTCATCTCCACGACCTTATTCATTTGGTCAAAAGGCTTTTCTATTTCCATTATTTGCTCCCGTGATCTGTCTTATAAAAGCCAGAACCCTTAAATTGAATTCCAGGAACGCCGTATACACGCTTCATTGTGTCTCCACATTGATCACATTCAACTGGTTCTTCTGGATCATTAAATCCACGAATAACATCCTTCATGCCCTTGCATGTCTGGCAAATGTATTCATAAGTTGGCATTAGTCTGGTCTCACATCCCAGTTAGCATAGTGCTCTTGCCAAGTATCTGTAGCGTAAAAGTCCATCTGTGATTCAATAAAGTCATCGCCTTCTGGCAAACGCTTCTGTGTTCTAGTACCCTGAATACCATACCATCTAACTAGTTTTTCTCCACATTTTTCGCAGTCGTATCCTGGATCTTCTTCCTTAATACTTCTGAACTTTGTGTACTGAACTTCACACTTCTTACACTCATATTGATAGGATGGCATTATAACTCCTCATTAACTTAAAAACTTCTGATTCCAAGCTTTGAATTGTAGACTCATTAGAGATTATTCTATCAAACTTGTAGTCGTCCATTGCTGATTCTGATGCATGAGAGTTGATAGGCTTATTGGCTCCACGGTTTACTCTCCATACTTCCCCACCCTTTAGCTTAATTAAATTAGCTTCGTTTGGGAAACGAACATCTGTAATCACAAAGTGGTCGTAAATTTCATCTTCTTCGATCTGCTTCAACACTTGCTTTACCCAGAAATCTTCACCGAACATCTCTCTTCCAATTTCTGTACCAAATACCTGCAAGAGTCTGCGTGTTTCGGGTATAGCCTTTGTTGGCTCCCACCCAATCTTCTTTACGCTCTCAGAAATCCTAGAACCATCGTTAAGAATTGGGTTGAGCTTGATGATAGCCTTGCGAATGTTATCTGCAAAAGCTAGTCTCTTAAACCCATAGTTCATTGTTAGCATTTCGGCAATTGTATCTTTGCCAGACTGAGCATATCCACTTAGTCCAATAATCATTTATTTTCTCCCTGACTCTTATAGTATACCGTATTTATACGGCCTTGTAAATCTAAAATTTCCTTTGATTCTTGATTAGACCATACTTTTCAAGGTAGCGTTGGATTGTCATATGACTGCATCCCGCCTCTTTTGCGATCTCAGTAATGGTCTTTCTTTGGACCACATACCTTCTGTATAGCCAATCTTTAGATTCGTATAGTTTCATCGTGATGTTAGATTATTGTAGGCATAGTAGGCAATACCAATTGCATCTCCCACATCATTATCTTCTAAATGAATCTTAAACTTATCATTCACGAAGTCTAATGTCCTCTGCTTCCTAATCTCCCTTATCTTATTCGAGTACCAAGTATCTGACTTACCTGGAAATTCTGCTTTTAACTTAAGCTTATCTTCCTTCTTAAATGTTTTATTACCAATATAGTTCTGCCATGTAGTAGGGATTACGGTTACTACCTTAGTCCCGTCGCTCATTAGCTGGCTAATTATTGATCCATAGACATACGAAAGTTTAATCACAACATCAGGTGACTGCACAAATACAGCACCCTCAATTGCAATATAGTCGGACCGTAAATGCTTCTTCATAGCCTTAACCTTTTTGCGAGCATCGTAGATCTTCTCATAGATATCGTTACCACGAATATCTATCTTGCCATGCATAGCAAGCTTACCATCATCAATGATTGCAAAGGCTACAGAGTTTGTGGAAGCATCGATACCAATTACTCTTTGAGCCTTTGGCTTAATCAGATCCGCTAATCCCATTTAACATCTCCAGCAATTCTTTACGTTGCTTATCTTCGTCATTCTTGTCGCATGTAACACATAGCGACGTATAGTTATACCTACTTAATTTTGTTTTGCATATCTGACAATGCCGAACAGACCCAAGTTTAATAGCTCTACGCTCATAGTAACGCTCCATAGTTCTCTTGTTTGTTGCAAGTCTGCAACATTCATCTGAACAATACTTCTGATTGTGCGTAGCCTTAGTAAACTCTTGGTTACACTCGTCATATGCACATATTAGAGTTTCAGAACTGGTATTAATTTTTCAGTATCCTCCATATCAAAACATGTATTTTTGACTGGACAATCTAAACAAATCTTATTATTCTTTCTAAAAGGTCTAGCTGGC